AACCTTTTCGGGTAGCGGAACGATGGCAGGTTATTTAGTCATCAGTCACGGCTATGCAAATTTTACTGGGACGCTTAATGTCGACACAACAGGCACTCTTAGAATAGTGAGTTAAATATGGCAAACAGATTAGTGATTTTCCCAAACGATGACGGTGGCATTTCAGTGCTGCATCCAGCACTAAATACTGAACTAACTGTAGAAGAAATTGCAGTCAAGGATGTCCCGAGTGGCAAACCTTTTAAATTCATTACTACAAACCAATTGCCAGTAGATGATGATGGGAACTACGACAGATCTTTCAGAGCAGCTTGGGAAGCAGATTTTAGTTCACCCGATGGATATGGTGCTTAAATGATTACTGTAAATTTTGACAAAGCAAAAACGGTTACAGCAGATCGGTTACGGCAGGAACGAATGCCAAAGTTGCAGGACTTGGATGTGCAGTATCAGAGAGCATTGGAGACAGGTGCAGACACAGCAGACATCGTAGCGCAGAAACACGTGCTAAGAGATTTGCCAGCACAGGTGGATACCTGCACGACATTGACTGAACTTAAAAATTTAAAGGCATAAAATGGCAGGTGAAATTCAACTAAATGGGACGACTGCACTTACCGAATCTGGTGGTGTAGTCACTTTGAACAACGTTGACAGTGCAACGAATCGAACAAATTTAGGACTAGGGACTGCGGCTACTAGTGCATCCACTGATTTCGTTGGAACATCCAGAACGATCACAGCAGGAACAGGTCTATCTGGTGGGGGTGATTTGAGCACAAACCGTACAATCAATGTTAGTTTCAGTGCAAATGAGTCTAATGTAAAAACAGCAATCAATGCTTCAGGCTCGGCTCCAATTTATGCGTGTAGGGCATGGGTGAATTTTAATGGGACTGGCACTACTGTGGCTATACGGGCTAGCGGAAATGTATCCAGTATTACTGACAACGGAACAGGTGATTATACCGTGAATTTTGCGACTGCGATGCCTGATGCACATTACGCATTTTTAGGTAGCTTGTGTGGTGGTATCCCAAATTCTGGTTTTACAATCAACGTTAAAGGTGTAAGCCAATATGGATCTGCAAGCACAAAAACTACCACTCAATGCAGATTTGTAACTACTGACTACACAAGTGCAGTCCGAGATTTTTCTGAAGTATATCTATCTATTATGCGTTAACCAATAACCCCAACTAGGCCGAGCAATGCCAGCAGAAGCAAAACGAGTAAAACGATGGATATAGAATTGATTAAAGAGTTATCGAACCTGGGTGGCCTATTCATCGCGCTAATTGGTGCTGGTTGGTACGTCCGCTACATCTCCGATCAACATCGAGAAGAACGAAAAATCCTTTATGACAAGGATAGTGTAAACGATGAGGCTTTGCGGAATTTAATGTCCAGTTCGCACAATCAGTTAATTCAGATAATGACCGGAGTAAATACCACTCTAAAGGAAATGACCGTAGCAATAAGCGAACTGAAACAAACGATTGAACACGGGGAGAGAAGGTGAGTACAGCAGATCACAGCCCAAGATTTTCAAGAGAGGAGCTCCAGTGCAAACACACTGGTCGCTGTGAGATGGAGCAGTCTTTCCTTGATCGCCTGGAGGCTCTCCGAGAAGAATACGGAAAGCCGATTCGCGTGAGCTCCGCATTCAGAGACAAATCTCATCCAGCGGAGGCCAAGAAGGACAAGGTTGGATACCACGGTCTTGGCAGAGCCGCTGACCTACTTGTGGGCTACGATGGGTATCGACTCCTCGAGCTCGCGATCAAACACGGATTCAAAGGCCTGGGCTGCTCGTTTCGTGGCCCGGTAGAGTCTCGCTACCTGCACGTAGATGATCGGGATATCCCAGCAGTCTGGAGTTACTGATGGAAGATGTACTACTGGATTATATCAAGGCAGGGGCTGAGAAGACGCTGATTGAAAAAGCGACTGATGCAGTGACTGACGAGCTCGTCGCCAAGACCGAGCTCGCTCTCGAGGATCAGGCTCTTGGTGTGTTGGATCTGGCGTTAGAGTCAGGTTTTGCAGAGGGAGCAGTCGCTCTCCTGGGAGCCCCATTCGCAATTGTGTTAGGCATCAAAGCACTCAAACGATATCGAGCGAATGCCAAAAAGACTACTTGAGACGAGCTTCCCGCCAGGATTTACAGACGGGACCCCAAGACAAATAAAGCAACGGTGGCTTTCCGGAAATTTCGTCAGATTCAGAGACGGGAGGCTGCGACCGATGGGAGGCTGGACAGAGCTTCCATTGAGCAGGCATTCCGAGAGCCTGGATTCAGCAGTACGAGGAGCTCACTCCTGGAGAAACAATCTGCAATCTGGGCTAATGGCATTTGGCACTGTCGGAGTTTCTGGATCCTACGGGCAGTTGTATGCCTGCTCTGTAGTGATTCCAGCCAGCTTTACAGACTCCACAGCAGACACTACGGACGGCTCTGCCGATATCACAGTGGATGATGGCACAGCCTACGAGCCTGGGGATCAGATCAGCGGAGCAGGGATCCCAGCAGACACAACGATCTCAAGCGTATCGACAAACACGGTCACTCTATCGAATGCTTGCACAGCGACAGCTACGAATATTACGGTGACCGTAACACCTACGGCTGCACGTCAGAAATTCATCAACATCACACCCACAGGCTACCAGGCTACGGGAGATACAGTTTTTACTCCAGGTTACGGCTCGTGGACATACGGACAAGGATATCCGTTTGGCTATACGTATTCTTCAGCAGGAACAACCAGTTACTCACGCAGCGCTCACTGGATCCTGGATAATTTTGGTCAAACGCTCCTGGGGGTAAGTAGCTCAGACAAGACTCTTTTCCAGTGGGATCTGGATCCAGCAAACTTGGCGTTAAAAATCACAACAGCAAACGGGTATACGCAAACTGCTCCCAGTGCAGTAGCGATCTGCGTGACGCAGGAGCGTCACGTGCTAGCGATCGGGGCTGATAATGATGCTCGGCTGATTCGTTGGAGCCACCGGGAGACGGTAGACGAGTGGGCTCCAACGAGCACCAATACCGCTGGAGATCTGACACTGCAGACCACTGGATATGCAGTCTGTGCCAAGCGAGTTCGCGGAGGGACCCTAATCTTCACGGAAGTCGATTGCCACCTCCTCAGCTATCTGGGAAGCCCTTTGGTCTACGGAGTCCAGAGGCTTGCAGAAAACTGTGGGGTGATGTCTCCCCACGCAGTTCACTCTTCTTCCGAGGTGACGATTTGGCTGAACTCTTCTGGGTTCTGGCAATATGACGGGTACGTGAAGCCTCTAGCCTGCCCGATCCAGGATCGAGTCATTCGTACAGTGGACTGGACTCAGGAGGGATTGATTACGTGCGGGTCGAATGCTGAGTTTGGAGAAGTGATTTTCTGGTGTCCAAGCAAGACTGGGGCATTAGGTCAGTGTGATTATTTTGTGGTCTGGAATTACAGAGACAACGTCTGGTACGACTCGTCAAGCCCCAGTGGAATCTCTCGAAACAGTTGGATGGATGCAACGGTGATCAACGCACCATTGGCTGCAGATCCAACTGACAACAAACTGTATATGCACGAGAACACAGACCCAACCCAGACCACGCTGGCATTTGCGGAGAGTGGAGCGATCGATATCAATCAGGGTCAACGCTACACGAGAGTCAGTAAGATCTACACAGACACAGATCAACAGGCTGCCGGGGTAGTCAACTACAGTTTCTTTACGAGCTCCTCGGGGGATGCTGCAGAAACGGAGAGTTCTGCATTCCCATTGGAGTCCGATGGTGTGATTGATACAAGGCTGCAGGGACGACAGATCCGCCTCAAGGTATCTGGTGAGCTCACGAGTGACTGGACGGTTGGCTCTCCAAGATTGGAGCTTCACCCTGGAGGGACTAGATGAGCTATCTGCCGAGTCCACCAACTTTTTACAACTCTGGATTTTTTTCAAATGCCTTTCAGCAGATCAGCCAGTCGCTTGGTCTCAGTTATCAGAAAGGGAGCGACATCGAGCTCAATAGTGAGCAGTCGTTGATCATCGTTTCCCCGAATGGGACAAGGTACAAAATCGAGGTAGACAACTCCGGAGTTTTGAGCACAACAGCCGTATGATCGAGAGCCACTTCTACCCACTGATTCGCAAGGCCCTGGAGCGAGATGGGATTGATGCCACAGTCCAAGAGGTCCTCAACACGTTACTGGATGGACGAGCTCAGTTGTGGAAAGCCCACAGTAACCAGAGCCTACTGATCACATACTTCTCGACAGATGATGATGGGAAGAAGGTGTGCAACGGCTGGATCATCGCAGGCGATATGCAGGAGATAATGGAAGAGGTGATCCCAAAGATGATTGACCAGGTAAAAGACATCGTCGATGTGTTTCGACAAGAGGGCAACCCAGCGTACCAACGGATCCTCAATAAGCTCGGATTCAAAACCAAAAAAATAGTAATGGAATTATAGGAGAGGCTTATGTGTGGAGGTGGTGGGAACCCAATCAGTAAGGCTGTAAGCGGAGTAAAGAAGGCTGTGGGAGGAGCAACCGGAGCTCTCCAGGGAGCCGTTGGGAATGTAACTCAAGGAGCTCAAGGAGTAGTCCAAGGGGCTCAACAAGTAGGATCCGGAGATCTCCGAGGGCTACAGACGATGGGAGGTGCTGTTGTCAATACGGGCAGTGGGCTCGTCGGCAACAGTGCAGATCTGACTCGAGCAGCAATCGACGGGGTCTATTCAGCACCTGGGATGCAGATGCTGGAAGGAACTCCCTTGGACGGGATGATCCGAGGCAACCTCAAGGGAGCCGTAGGATCAACTGAAGGGATGATCCGTGGGAATGTTGCTGGTGTCCAAGACATCCCAACGGATATTGGGAAGGGAGTCCAGTCAGGTATTGACCAAACAAGAAAAGGCCTGGAACACCTCGGAGGCCAGATTGGTGGTGTGCTAGGAGATCTAGCTGGGGCTTTAGGTGGAGGAGGTGGCGCAGCCGCTGGTGGTGGCATCAGCGCTCCTCAATACTACAAAGACCTAGCTCAGAAACAAGCCCAGTACGGGATGAATCTCCCCGATCAATTCCAGAAGTACGAAGGCGAGCGCTTTGCTGCACCAAGCGACCGGACCACTGCGGCAGAGACTGCAATCTACAATAATAATGCGAACTCGCAGCAGAACGCATTCAATCGGGCTGGCCAACTGATGAACCAGGGGAACCAGTACGAATCGACTGGCCCAACGGCAACCAGCTACGGGAATGCGAACGCCAATCTGGCTGGTCCGGTGAATTACTCTGGGAAAAGCTTTGCGGATAATATGCAGCAATTCCAGAACCCGTACACCGATCAGGTTGTGAACCAATCACTAAAGGATTTGGATCGAGCTCGTAAGATGACTGCTAACGAGATCTCGAGCTCCGCTGCCAAGCAGGGAGCCTTTGGTGGATCGAGAGCGGCTTTAATGCAGGCTGAGAATAATCGCAATTTTATGGACAGAGCAGGCGCACTTTCTGGCCAACTACGGCAGCAAGGGTTCAACACTGCCAGTCAAATGGCCCAGGATGAACAGATGAAGCGTCTGGGGTTAACTGCCAGTGAGACTCAGAACGTGAGAGGCTACCAGAGCCAAGGGAACCTAGCGGGTCAATCTCTGACAGCACAGTCTCAGGAAAACCTGCAGAGAAACAGGTTGCAGGATGCAGCTTCTCAAGCCCAATACGGTCAGGCTGCGAACAACGCAGCCCTGAGTGCAGCCCAACTGCAAGGGCAGCTTGGTGGACAGATGGATGACCGGACCCGTCAGCAACTCTACGATCGGCTGCAGATGGGTCAGAACCAGGATGCTCGGAATCAAGCTCAAGCTGACTTTAACTATCAGCAGTTTGTTGATGAGACCCAGAATTTCCCTCAGCAGTATCTGACCAATCTCAATAGCGCTGGAGGGTTAGGCTCTCGGCTGATCTACACACAGCAGCCCACTTCTGGCGGTGGAGGAGGTCTCTCTGGAATCATTGGAGGAGCTCTCTCTGGCGCAGCGGCAGGAGGTCCCTGGGGAGCTCTGATCGGTGGGGGTCTCGGTGCTCTTGGTGCAGGAGTCCCTCAGAATATGAGTGGACTTAGCCAGTTTGGAGGGCTATTTGGAGATGCCCCGGTTCAATACAATAATGCTCCTACTCTGGGGGCTAACTCTGGATTCGGTCCAGATTGATAGGAGAAAAAGATGTTTGGACTATTAGATGATATCGATCGCCAGGACGTTAAGGACTTCCTCAACAGTACGGTAGATAACACGGCAGATCTCTACGACACTCTGACCGAGTACGACTATTCGAATATGTTCGATGATATTGGTGACTACTTCCGAGGGCTGCTGTCTGATGAGCCAGCCAGCCCGATGAGCTCACAAATGGGGGCAGCCTTTGGGTCGAGAGGGAGAGGCAGACCAAGACCTCAAGCAATCACCAAGACAACCGTAGAGGTAAGTCCAGGAAGACCAAGACTGATGGACGTATTGCAGTCAGCAAACGCAATGGGACCAAAGCCGAGAACTGGACGGCAAGGCGTTGCAAGAAACTACCGGAGAGACTATCCAGAATACGTATCATTAAGAGAACTAGATCCTCCCTCGTCTACGGCTGCGATGACCCGTATGATGCGCTCAGAGTACCCATTCAATCGGCCTCAGATGATGGAGGACATTCCTCTGATGAAGAGAGTCAGCCCAGAGCGCAGACAACTAGCAGCTTTTGCCTCTCGCAATCCTGGAGGAATGCGTAATGCTCCAGACTACGGCAGTGAGATGGCAGAGGTGCAACGTGCCAAGGCCTACGGATTGATCAGCCCAGAGGCTGGGGACTTTTTGGCAGGCCAAGCAGATCAGATGGCAAATAAATATTTCGATAGACTCAGAGGCTTCTAATGTATCCAGGACTCCTCGATGACGAGCAGCTTCAAGCTGCCTATAACCAATTCAAGGTAAATCCAATTGCAATGGATCCCTGGAGAATGGCTCTCTACCAGGCTGGTCAGGGGATCGCTGCCGGAGAAGGAGCTCGTCTGGATCAGGTGCTCCGAGGAGCCGCCCAGGGGGGAGTCGAAGGGTACAACCAGGGGCTGCAGAACCAACTGCTGTATGAACAGGCAATGCAGGCAATGCAGGCCAAGGAGGAAGAGGAACGGAAGAAACGAGAGACTGAAGAGATTGAGCGCAAATATAGAGAGGCTCTGACCCGTCAGGCCGATGCGACCGCGGCCAGTGCTTTAGGGACACTGAACCGGCCAGAGGCTGAACTACAGCGATACCGAGAGCAGGTAATTGGGCTCTTCCCTGATCCAACAAACCAGACTCGTCAGTATCTACTCGCTGCCGGGCCATCAGAGGGGCAAAAGGTCTTGGCCAAGTATGCTGGCCAGCCTGCACTGAATGAGACACAAAGAGCCGATTTGTTGAACCTGATCAACAACTCCAAGGCCCTGACAGGAGATCAGAAGAAAGCGCTTCGAGGGATGGCAAACGAGCGTGACCAGGATGGGGAACTATCCAATAACTACAACGCTGTGATGAGCGAGATTCGCCAGGAGGAAGCGAAGAATGCTCCTGCAAGGCCAGCAGCCGGTCCTAAGCTCGATGACAACAACCGGATTCTCTTAATGGAGGGGATGACCGAGGAGAGTCCAGAGGCACAGATTGCCTTCAATAACGCCTACGGGTTACCAGCAAAGACTGAGACCCAATTCAACAAGGACGGTTCCCAGACCCAGAAATCAATCTACAAAAAGATTCCCGATTTCATTCGGGCAAGGTATCCAAATCTGTCAGCAAATCGAGATCGGATTGAATCCGTATCTCAGGAAAGCACAAAGAGGCCTTCACAACAGGTCCTTGAGGCCCAGGCTCTGATTGGTGAGATGAACCAGATCGAGGATGAGATCCAGAAGGTAGGTGCAGATATCCCGATGGATACCGGTGACTACTTGCAGAATCAGGTTGTTGGAGGAATCCCATTAGCTGGGAAGTATTTCCAGTCTGACACTTTCCGGAGAAACGAAGGTCTGCAAAACGAGTGGATCGTTCTTGTCCTACGACAGGAGTCTGGTGCAGCAATCGGACAGGATGAATACGATAATTACCGTAGCATCTACTTCCCAATCGCTGGAGACTCTGAAGCAGTAGTCAACGCCAAGCGTCGAGCAAGAGCTCGCGCACAACAGGAGCGAGCGATGATTGCATCCGGTGAAGCCCCACCGAAAAAGCCAGAGGACTTCGCTAACGGTCACGCCGATATGTTTGGGCTTACTCCGATACAAGTTATTCAGCCTACTGTCCAAGATCCAAGCGTGGAAGGTCTAAAACTCCGAGAAGAAGACTCACAATATGACTAGACTGCAAAAACTGCTGGCTCTCGTTGCTCGACGACGAGCTAACGGAGCTCCAGAGGAAGTGATCAACCGAACACTGGAAGACAACGGTTATTCTCGAGCTCGGTTTGAGGAAGCAGTAAGGAAGTCGATTGAGCGGGAGGTCAACGCAAAGCCTGATCAGTTTGGAGCTTTTGTCGAAGGGCTGCTGAAAAACTCTCTCGGAGTAGCCAGAGATCTCCTAGCCGTTCCTCTGATGGAGTGGGGAGACGAGCTCGAAGCAGGAGCTCGAGCTCTCCTGGGTGAGGATTATGACCAGACCGTTGGGAAGATTCGAGCAGAGCGCAGGCAGTTCGCAGAGCAACAACCAGGGCTCTCTACCGCTGCAACCGCTTCCGGGTTTGCGATGCCATTCTTCCCCAAGCAAAGAATACCAGGAACAGGAGTCAGCTTCAGTCCAGCCAAGGTAGCGGATCCAGCAGGGGAGGCCCTGATCGCTGGGACAGGGAAACTTGGGTTAAACTATCGAGCCGGTCAGCCAGCAATCGAGAACATTCCTCGAACAGCAGCCCAAGGGGCGATGGTCGCAGGACCTGCAGGGGTAACCACTGCAGCCGGGATGAGTGAGCCAGGTGACGAAGGGAGCCCCCTCGGTGCTGGAATTATCAGCACAATTGGAGGGTCCCTCGTCAATCCAGGAATGAGTGCGATGATGGGTAAGGCGATGCCTTATGTCCAAGATGCGATGAGTAACGAGTACGTGCAGAAATTTGTCAATCCACTCTTTGGTGGAGGACAACCACCTATGCCCCCAGGAGGAGCCGCTGGTGCAGCTTCTCCTCCAGAGCCTCCTCGAATGGGATTGGGAGATCCTGAGCTCGAGACCGCTCTCAGAAGGATGAAGGATGACGGGCTCACCGTAGCCCAGATGAAAGCCAGACAGCAGGAAGCCAAGGACCTCGGATATACCAACACGATATACCCAGACCTCGGTGAAGAAGGAGTACTCAAGCAGACTCGGGCAATTGTCAATAAGAGCCCGGAGGCTGCAACCCTGGCCGATCAGTTCCTCAGACCACGTCAGGAGCAGATGGCCAGCCGAATTGGCCAACGATCGGATGAGATGATTGCTCCAGGAGTGTCTCCGTTTCAACAGTCCCAAGCTCAGGAAGTCATCAGAGATACGGAAGCTCCGATATTGAACATCATCCGAGAGGATCCAATTGATGCCCAGGCGATCTTGGAACCAATCAACCGTAATCCAGCAGTCCGTCAAGAGTTAGAGACCCGTAGGGCAATCAACGCGATGAGGAGACCTGACACAAGGCGACCTGATTATCAGGGAGAGCTCGAGGACCAGATTACTGTCCCTCTCCAGACTACAGAGAATGCTCGTAGTGGGATCGATGTAGTGGCTCAACGATACGATGGCTCCCAGGCAGCAAAAGACAAGGATGCTCTGGGTGTGTTATCAGAGATTCGAGAGGATTTGTACACCGCAACAAATCATCCGGTCTACCGGGAACTGATGAAAACCAGGGAGAATACCTACAAGATCGAGGAGGCTGCAGTCGCTGGAGCGGAGGCTTTTAGTAATAAATCTGCTGATGAGATCGAGCTCCAGATGAGTCTGCTTGCTCCGGATGAGCTTGCAGCATACAAAGCGGCATTTGTCAGTGCTCTAAAAAACCAGATCAACCGAGTGGCTCGAGGTACAAACGTATCGAGGAAACTGAACAACCAGAATGTTGAGGACCAACTACGAGCTCTGTTCCAGGGAGATGGTGAGGCATTCAAGCGCTACTATGATGGGGTCAGAACGCAAGAGACAAGGATGGCTAGGACCTATGGCCAGGTGAAGGGGAACTCGACTACGGCTAGCCAGTTGGACGAGATGAACTCCCTCAGTAAGGTAGAGGACTTGTTTAACGCATTCGGAGTAGCGGCCTACCCCGCACCAACGAAAGACAACTTTAACGCTCTGACTCAGCTTCTCTCTCGAGCTTATGACCCTAGTGAAAAGATTGCCAGGAACCTGGGTCAGGTTTACTTCGATCCAACCAAGACTGATGACTTCCTCGATCTTCTGGATCGCTATTCCACTCGAAGGGATGAACTAATGCAGATCCTCGCCCGTCAGTCTGGCAGGCCTCTCTCGTTTAGCACTCGAAGCCTGCTTTCTGGAGATGAATAATTGCCGAGATATTACCGGGATATTTGCAGAGTTACACGGATATTACCGGGATATTTCGCATATACGAAACCAATTAGTTTTGTTTATAAACCTGATAAGTTATTGAAATCATCTGATTTTGCTGGCGCGCCCATCAGGACTTGAACCTGAAACCTACTGATTAGAAGTCACAGAAGCCTACCAGTAATCACCTAGTCTAGCGAGTCGTTTGCCGGGATATTGCCGAGATATTTGCAGTCGAATGCGTTTCGCAGATCGGTGACCTGATCATCGTAGTAGCCGATCGTGGTAGTGATGCTTGCGTGTCTTAAAGAACGTTTCACAAGTGGAGCAGCGAATCCGCTGTTGAACAGTCTTTTGCAATAGGAAGCGCGATAACCGTGGAGAGGTTTGGGGCCAGAGATCCCCAGAGATCGCTGGACCTTTCTCATTGCTGCAGTGAGCTCATTAAGGTGAGCCCAATATTTGTGGAGTAGATAGTGGTGGTCTTTTATTTCGTTCTCCAGGACTGGTTGCAGGATCTGAGGGAATACTATCAGCTGCTCTTTCCTCCCTTTGACTCGTTGGAGCTCGGAGTCACCGACTCGGATCTCTCGGGTATCGATCGAGACATCTTCCCAGGTGAGGTGGAGGAGCTCGGATCCTCTGAGCCCAGTGTGGCGTAGGACGTGGTGAGCTAGTCTTAATAATCTCCAGCGCTTGCCTTCTTCTTTCTTCCCTTCCAGATAATCTTCCAGTTGATCCAATTGCTGTTCTGTGAATGCAGCAACAGGTTTGGAGACCTCTCTGAGCATCTTGACCTCGACAGGCTGGGTCTTGGATCTGGCTGCAGACCAATTGGAGTAGACACGTACTGCTCGCAGGTAGCTATTGATACTCGCCTCAGATCGACCAGCTGCCTTCTCGTTGCTGATTAGTTGCTGAATCCCTTTCTCAGAGAGCTCAGGGAGTTTCTGGAGAGCATTCTTATAATCTCTATAGGTATTGGGGGAGCGAGTGTTGAGGATCATCTGAAGAAAAGCATCTCGTTCATCACTGGGGAGAACCTGGTCATTATCCTGGTATAATTTCTCGAGCAATTGATTTTTCCGTTGCTCAGATCGCCCACAGATCTGTTTTAGTTCCTCAACGGATATCAGAGTAACCTCCTTACCCGTCTCGTGATAGCGACCGATGTAGACGTTTCTGCTCGGATGTTGGTAAATACGGACTTTTTTTCTACCCATTTAAATTATCTATTGACGTCAACATATAATATATATATATATTTACACAGGCAGTAGATATTAGCGGTATCAAGCCAATGCCAGCCAGCTTATTGATACCGTCCGTTAACCTAGACTATCTGCTGCCTACCTTAACCAATCACTCAATTACTTGGAGGACGTATGCACACTAAAGATAAAGTAGTAATCACCTTTTACGTAGACAAAGGTAATACCACAGACGAAATACTTAATACTTTAGACGTTTTACGGCTAGACTGGCAAGAAGGTCGTGTAGATGACGGCTCGATAGTTGGCAATATAAGTATTTCAACTGAACGTGAAGCTCGATATGTCCCACTTACGGCTGCTATACCTTATCGATCAAAATTGAACGAGTTAAAATCAAATTATGAAAAAGTAAATGCGATGCTTAACCGTGCAATGCATAGCAAGGTCAGCAAGTTATTATTTGACTCTCAAAAAGCTGAAGACGACTACGAAGTAATCCCCAGCTAATATCTAAACTACAGCACTCACGTCATTCTGACGATGAGTGCTACCCGTCCGATCAAGCCAAAGTCACTCCCATCATCTGGAGATACGGTCATCTCTCTATACTGCGGATTGTCTGAGATGATCCGTATCAAATTAAACTCTTTCTGTAATCTTTTAACAAAAGCTGCGTCCTCGACTCGAATCAGATAGAGCCCGTCACTAGTATAGCCACTGCTAAACTCCACACCGACAAAATCCCCGTGAGCGATCGTAGGCCACATTGAGTCTCCCTCCACTTTGACCAGCCCAACTTTCCCATTATCGGGGAGCCACTGCTTAGGGATCTGGAGCTCCTGTTTCACGTGCTCGATCCCTTGATACTCCCCGTGTCCTGCGGATACCCGGACGTTGTACTCAGGGACTTCTCGATATTGGCTAGTTGATAATTTCTCATTAGCAGGAATGTGCAAAGAAGGTTTACTTAAAAAATCTTCTAAAATCTTTACGTCTGTACCCTCCCGCACAAACAAGTCGCGGATTTCTATTAGATCTATTGTCCCTCGGATCTTTTTCGCATTAAAACTCGCAGGAGATTGCCCCAAATTCCTTGCTAGTTCAGCATCTGAGCGAATTTTAAGGGTTTTTTTTATGAAATTAACTAGTGGTGTTTGGTTCATCTTTTTTCCATTAGAAGTTTAAAATTTTAAAGATGGATTCAAATGCACTGATTAAAATCCCCCCCCCCGTAAAAATTAAGTAACAGTGTTGATAAAAGTGAAAACGACTATTGACAGTTAAAAAATATCAATATATATATTTTGATATCAACATAAGTTCATTCAATATTTGAGCCCAGGAAGAAGGCAACTCCTCCCTCTTGCCTCTCGACAGTGACGTTGAGACTGGGCTCCCCCCAACACATAGGAGTGTGTGCCTACCCTGTCAGCCGTTAAGGATTGCATCCAGTGTGGGAAGCCTGTCCCAAAGGGTCGATACAGTCTCTGCTCTCGGACTTGCCGAGATGCCCAGAGACGTAATCCCAAGCCAGTGACGCTCGAGTGTGAGGTTTGTAAAAAGCCTTATACCTTTATGATGACGGCTGCCAATTACCGGAGGAAGTACTGCGATGACTGCGTGAAGGTTTCAAAGCGCAGATCATACGCTGCCAATCGTCAGATGATGGGTGTCCGTAAGTATCGCAACAGTGATTCTGAGTATCCACTCGCTTGGATACCAACCGCTAAAGAGTATCCGGATTGGATCGGTCAGCCCAGCGAACCGATGCCAATTGAGGGCTCTGCCTACCAGGAACAAATCGAAGAATATCTAAAACGTGGAGGGCAGGTTCAACATCTGCCAGCGATGCCAGCAGATGTGACTGGCCACGATGATCATCAAATCCTACTTAGAGGCTCAGATGAATGACATCAAAGAAGTTCAACTCAAAAGGAAAATCTCGCTTTGCGGCCAAGGGCCCTCAAAGGCTCCAAAGGATCCTAAAGACAGTGTGGTCTCCAGAGGATGGTTGGCAACGCTGGTCCCCTTCGCGTGGGCAATACATCGATAATGATCAGGCATTACTAGAGGAGAAAAATTGGGAGAAACAATTTCAAAATTATCAGAGCTCATCGCAACAGATAAAAAGTCCCCCCCGATCAAAGCTCTCTTTATCGGAAAGCCAAAATCAGGGAAGACAACCCTCATTGCATCATTCACTAAAGCGCTACTTGGCGATGTTGAAAGAGGAAGCGAAAGATACGGCTTCCCAAGACTAGATTGGTGTGGCGCTGATTTCCAAACCATCCTTGATCAGCTTCGAGCTCTCGCTACAGAACCTCATACTTACAAGAGTTTCTTCATCGATAGTGCGGATTGGTTAGAGGCAATTATCTGGGAGCAGATCCTCAAGGATCACTTCCGGGAACAGTGGAAGGACAAGTCCATCGATGACATCGCTTTCGCTAAGGGAAGGACTGGAGCCGTAAAGTATTGGCAGAAAATTCTTTCGGCTCTCGATTATCTCCAGGTTAAGAAACAGATGAATGTGGGCTTTGTGTGCCACACCACACAAAGAACCGTCAGTGACCCGATGATGCCAGAGCACGATCGTTGGGAACCTAAGCTCGACAAGAGAGCCGCTGGGTTACTTAGCGAGTGGGCTGAACTAATTGGGTTCCTATCACTAGACACAACAGTCAGCAGAGTCGCAGGTAAAGACAACGTGCAGTACCTGCAGCAAAGAGTGCTCTACGTTACGGAGACCAGCAGTTATCTCGCTGGTAACCGGTTTGGGTTAACGGAACCAATCATCAATCCGGATTACGAGACCATTGTCAAAGCGATCAGTAAGAAGTGATCCCAACACTCGTCAAGACTCGGATCCGTCGAGCTCTTGGTCCGAATGCGGTGATCACCAGGTTGGACCGGTTGGATGCCTTCAAACGCGAGTGTGACGAGTGTGGAGAGTTCCGAGCCCAGAGGTATCTGATTCAGCACAAAGTGGATCAGATGTACTTCTGCGATGTCGTATGTATTGAGAAGTATTTCCCAGACTATGGGGATCTGAATGCCGAGACCTTGTCAGAGTTTCGAACCGAGTTCTTTGGCCCAACCGTTAATTTTACCAACAATCACCACGCTCTGTATGGCTGGCTAAATACAGCAAGGTATACCGAGTTTGATTTCTAATGATTTTAGAAGGCAACAAATGAGTGAAACCGTTCTTTTTGACCCACAAAACACGACGATTGAGATACGCGATCGGATCCTGGCTAGTGGAAATTACACTGGTTCGGTCGATCAGTTCGAGCTCCTCGAACCCATTGCAAACGGCCAGCAGTACCAAATTACCTTCCGATCTGGAGATGGTACTTCCAGAAAACGAGGTTGGATTGGCCACAAGAACCCAAAGGCTACCGAGATGGGCCACGAGTTTCTGGCGAGACTGTTCTCGGCTCTTGGGATCGTGGAGAAGCTCACGCTGAGTAACGGCAACACATTGCTAGCTGGTCAGCCGGTGGCCTTCTCAGTAAGGCCTACCGGTGACTACGGTGTGTCCCAGTCAGGCAAGCAGTACGAGCGGACTGAGGTGAAGTATGTGAGCTCCAATCTATCTGGACTCCCTCCCTGGGAGGAAGGGACAGGTTGGTCCAGGGATGAAGGCAACAACGTGGACGACTCGGTCGCTCCATTTTAAACAAGCGGGGTAAGTGGGTGGCTACTCCTCCTAAGAGGCCAGTTTTTCCAGTCGCTGGTGCTCTTAAATTAAAGTGGCCGGTGTGTCATATCCCCACAAAGCGATAAGTGAGTTTAAGAGACTTTCTCACTGAAGCTCCCCGCACCACATTGGAAGTGAATGAGAAGAGTACAAGTGTTGTTCACACTCTCGCAAGAGACAGTGGATAAATTATCTAATATCCCCAAGGGAGAACGGAGCAAGTTCGCAGAATCTGCTCTGAGGAGGGAATTTGGAAACAGCGATCAAGCAAGGCAAGACAGCGGACGAGTTGCTAACAGCAATTCGAAAGTTCCAGGACAAGGCTCAGGACAGAGCTCGAGAGGTGTGGACAAGAAAGATCGAAGATCCGGAAGAGGTTGACCAATTGTCCTTCGATGATGACTTCCCTCCAAAAGAGGAGAAGACAGAGCCTGTCAAACCTGAGCTTCCTGAGCCAAAGCCTCGAAGGTCCAACGCGATCTTTGAGGACGTAGGGCTCTTTTGTGCCGAGATGTCTGCACCACCTCAGTTGGTGGATGGTGTCCTTGAGGAAGATTCGGTTGTTGCGTTGGTAGGTCCACCTAATTGCGGCAAGAGTTTTCTTGCACTCGATTGGGCCTGCTCCATCGCGACCGGTCTGTCCTGGCAAGGGAGAACGGTTGCTGAGGGTCCAGTGGTCTATCTAGCTGGTGAAGGAAGGCCAGGACTGCAGAGAAGACTCTCTGCCTGGCAGGAACAGTTCGGGATCATCTCTCCACATAGAATGCAGATCAGTACGAAGGGAGCCGATCTGACAGACCTGGAGTCTGTGCAGGCTATTGCCAGATCTCTGGAGAAGATCACAGAGAAGAATGGAGAGGAGCCCAAGCTGATCGTCATCGATACGGTTGCCAGACATTTTGGTGAATCTGACGAGAATTCCACTCGGGATATGAATAAGTTTATCGGGCTCTTAGATGAGCTCCGGAGGATCTGGTCCTGTGCGATTCTGCTGGTTCATCACAGTGGGAAAGATGCTGCCCGTGGTGCGAGAGGATCCACTGCCTTACGTGGTGCTGTAGATGTCGAGTATGCCCTTGGATCTACTGAGGGAGTGATGACTCTTAGCTGCACAAAATCAAAGGATAGTGCGATTCCTGACGCGATCACGATGGAGCTCCGAGAAGTGACGTTGGAGAACGTGGTCAAGCCCGATGGTTCTCCTGTGACGACTTGTGTTCTTCAAGGAGCAGAACAGGCTCCCAGGATGAAGGGAGGTCTTTCCGGTAATGCTCTCCTTTTCTGGGAATCCTTCCTCGAAGTGGAGAGAGCGGCTCGCCTACAGAGCGAGAACGCTCCTACCTGGTTTCTGGTGAAGGCAGTGAATTCGATCTGCTCTAAAAAGGGAGTGTCGAGAAGTGTGTTGAGCAACATCCGAAACAACTACAAAGGTCTGTTTGGGGAGCTCCATTCACTGCTTAAATTCCAGGAAGATTATGTGGCTAGAGCTAGTTCAATAGATGTTCAACCAGATGTTCAACTAGAGTCTATTTGATGTTCAACTGTTCAACTCCAGCTATCTACGTGGTTGTGTTCAACACACTGTTCAACTGACTGTAAATCTCTCTCCCCCTTAAGGGGGGAGAGATACAGGAACAGGTGAACACCTCGTAAGCTCAACAAAAACCAAAAAATTAGTTCAACCAGGAAATGGCAGGTAACCAAAAGCGACGAGATCAAAAAATTCATAACTTCGTGATCCGAGCCAAAAACCCAGAGTTTTGGTCTCGGCTCTGGGAGGACGTGCTGGCTCTCGAAAAGTACGACCGGAGATATCACGAGGTTCTGGATAAGCATCAGATCCCCTACGCCTACTACCGGGAGTATCTGGATAAGTTCCCAGCAATCAAACAGCAGGAGCTCGAGGTACTGAAAAAGCTGCAGGCAAAGGACCTCGCTCTGACGAGCTCGAGGATCTCTCAGAAGCAGACAGCAAACCTGGAAGAGAGGTTGGAGCAGGGAGAGATCGTGGACTATCGGGAGATTCGGACTGCTATCCAGTCTGCGAATGAGAATGCGAAGATGCTGGATAGGGAGACTTTCGGAGAGAAGGCTGCTGTTCAGATCACCAACATCACTACGGATTTCATTACTGCCCACAAGCTCCGCAAGGAAGCAAAGGTCATTAACCCAACAAAGGAGATTGAGAATGGAGACTCTGACTCTGATACACCGAGACGGTCACCAGGTGACCTCCATCGAGATGACTTTCGAGTCGATCAGCATTGATGAGCTTGAAGATTACTTTGCCAGAGCCTCTCAGGCGATTGGCCACTCGTATGTCAAGGCTGTGGAAGTCAAGGGAATTAGCTTCGAGCAGAGAGCAGAGAACCTCGTCAAGGTCACCGAGGACCTTGCCGCAGGAGTTACCTACCACAGCCAAGCGGACTAAGGAGGTCTATGGAAGAGTTATCGTCTGGAGGCCCAGAGCAGAATCTTGGTGTCAGAGTGAGAAGAGAGATGGGGAGATGTAGCGGATGTGCCTTCTGGGATGCTCAGAATCGTCATAGGCATCCGATTGGGGAGTGTCACAAGCATTCACCTAGACCAATCTTAAAGACGCTTGACGAGGCTTCTGGACACTCTATGGGAGATTGTCAAGATTACTACGCTTTTTGGCCAGTTACCGAAAGAGACGAGTTCTGTGGAGATTACTTCCCCATCGAGATCGAGGTCGAGTGACTCTCTCCCAACGACTCGAGAGGAGATTCACCAAAGTCGCAGAGGCCGAGCCTCCAAGGCTACGGCTCTGCTCACAGTGTGGCTGTTATAAGCCAAATAAAATGCCGTACTGGGAAAAGGAACAGGTGTCCTGCCGGTACTGCTCCCGAATGCGTCGATAGCCTCGGAGGCCTCAAGGCAGAGCAGACACTCTGAGGAAAGCGGAGCTCGTAGCTTCGTCTACCGACGCATTTTCACGACGATCTCAAGGGTTGCTCGATGTACCCTGAGACTCCCGCCTAAACATCGAGTGGCGATTCACCTCGCTAAGTGGTGCTTTACCGCCCCAATCACCCGTGCAGTCGCCAAACTTTCGGGAGGTTGGGGTTCTGTTTGGAGTAAGGGTTGATTCATTGGGAAAGGTGAAAATGAAAGAAACTAAAGATGACCAGACTTGCTTGGGTTGTAGGTTCTTTAGGAAAACAGACGATGCTGTACACGCTGGGTTGGGATACTGCCAGAGATATGCTCCAAGACCTAGGATGTACAAAGTTGTCTTTATTACCAATGACATAGATCGAATGGCTGTTTGGCCTTTGGTACAGCGGGATGATTCCTGTGGAGAGTGGGAGGGAAAGGAAGGGGAAGGATATAGGGCGTTGATTGGTGCTGGTAAGTGAGCTAGTGGGGGTCAAATGGCAAAGGATGACTATCGGCAGGAACTCAAGAGGCTAAAGGAAGAGGTTAGGCTGTTGAAGAGGCTGAAGTGTCTGCGGGAGGTTGAGCGTCAACTGAAAGAGATGCCTCAGAAGGGAGTGGGTGTGGTTGCCATCGTGCCGTCATCGCTGATAATATTTCAGCGGTTAGCCGCGCCTGTTCATTTTATCTGAATTCCTCTCTAGCCCAGTAAATATCAGAGGTCAATCAGTAGAATCTATATGTTCGATAATATATCTTAACGAACATATAGCTTGGTTCGGTGGCTAAATAGGGAACCGATAATCCGCATAAATACTAGGGTTAACTGTGGATAATGGGGATAAGGGCAACAAAAAGGGCAACACTTGGGAACATTATCAGCCAAATTCGACGCTGGGAGCCCCCCTGGGCGTCTTTCAAAAGGGTACGGGGTGGACGACGACATACCCACACCTCCCAAATTCCCCTACACCCAGAACATATGAAGCCGACCTACGGATCCCATCACAGACGTTTTTTCGAGTGGCTCAGCCAACAGCAGGACCGGAAGGATCCGATTGGGAACTTAGCCAGAATGGTCCTGGAAGCATCCAACGAGGACAGTCTGAAGAACGGAGAAGAATATTGGGACCGAGCCTGGTCGGAGTATTACCATCACTACCCCCCCCCACTACCCGATGATCTGAGAACCAGCCCGTCATCTTTTATTTTTTGAAAATGGGAACATACCGCGAAAGAACAGGGGAGAGACACGGCAGGTTGAGGATCATCCGCAAGATTGACGAGGGACCGGAGTTTGAGAGGATTCGCAGATACTCCTCGGGAGCGGTCTGGCTTTGCGAGTGTGACTGTGGGGTCATCAAGGGAATCAGTGCAGAGAACATCAAGCGAGGAATCCGTAGTTGTGGATGCTCGACAGAGGCAATCAACGAGGTAGGGAACCGATACGGCAGGTTGGTCGTCCAGGAGCGGATGATAATGGGAGAGGCTTTTGAGCGTTTCCGCAAGCGGGGAGGAGAGGGAGCTCTCTGGAGGTGTTTGTGTGACTGTGGAGAGGAGAGTTTTGTCAGAGGAGCGGCTCTCAGGTATGGGAGCTCGAAGAGTTGTGGATGTTGGCAGGAGGACAGTACGTCAATATCGTGTTCGAAGCACGGGCCTCCGATCCTGGTAGTGGAGGACGTGATGGCCAGAGAGAGAATTGAGCAAGGAAGGAAACGCAGATGAGTAGTCAGAGAGTGATATTTGATCCGGGCAGACCGGTATTGGACTCTGGGAGTGAGGAGCGGTTGTTGGCTTCGTTAATTAACGAGCAGACGCATTATCACGCAGAGAGGACGTTTGGGAAGTACGACACGTATGACCTGGAGATCTACGACCAGACCGGAGTGCTGGTAGCTCTCCTCGAGCTCAAGCAGGTTGGCTCTCGTCGGCAGGTTCCGGTGGAGTACAGATACCCCACGCAGATCATCAGCTATCACAAGTGGCGTGAGGCGCTGATTGACTACCGGGTCTGTGGAATACCGGTTTGGTTTGTGTTTCGTTACCTGGTGGATCCGGATGGGTTGTATCGGGTATTTGGGGTAACGCAGGCCGATGACAATCTGAGGAGGTATCGGATTACGAGACACGAGTTACACGTAGCGGGGACGAGTGGTCCGAAGGTCCATCTTCCGGTGGAGGAGCTCCGGGAGTTGGACTTCCGGAAGGACGGGTCTTTTGAGAGGTTGATCCAGGACTAATGAGTTTCAAACTTTACAGAGAAGAGGTCGGCTGTTATGAGTAACGGAAATAATCAAAATAATTCAGCTTTGTTTACGGCAGAGGACCGGAGGCACTTTTTAGGTGGATCCGATGCAGGAGTGATTCTCGGGGTCAATCCGTACCAGAGCCCTTACGAGCTCTGGAGGGTCAAGGTTGGAATTGATCAGCCGTTTGAGGGCAATACCGCCACCGCCTGGGGCCATTATTTTGAGGATTTGGTTGCGCAGGCAGCGAGTGACCGGTTGGATGTGCAGTTTCGGAGAGCCAACAAGCGCTTTGTGCATCCGGAGCACGATTTCCTGGTAGCGCATATTGACCGGATGAGTCGTCAGGCGGACCTGTTACTGGAGTGCAAGACGACGACTTCCAGAGCAGCGAGGAGTTACGGTCAGGACGGTTTGGTGATCACAAATGAGGAGAGTTGTGTAGGGGTGATCCCAAAGTCGCACTACTGGCAGATACAGCAATACTTGCTGTTAACCGGACTCGGCTCGGCTTACCTGGCGGTAGCGATCCTCGATGACAGGGACATCCGGATGTATCGGGTGTGGCCGAATCTGGATGACCAGGAGAGGCTGGTCAAGGCTTCTAAGGCCTTCTGGCAGTGTGTCCAGACGACAACACCTCCAACGGAGATGACGAGTACAGACTACGATTTGATGTATCCGGACAGTGAATCGGAATCAACAGCCCTTTGTGGGGAGCACGATCGGAGAATCATCGAGGAGTACAACAAGCTGAAGGGTCAGGAGGTAGAGATTGCTGATCAGCGGAAGCACCTGGAGGCAGAGATCAAGTCGATGATTGGCGAGTGTGAGGTTCTGCAGTGTGGAGACGAGAAGCTAGCCAGTTGGAAGTCCCAGACAAGGGAGAGTTTAGACTTGAAGGCTTTGAAGAAGGACAAGCCAGAGTTATTTGATCAGTATTCGAAGGTTTCTAGTTTCCGGGTCTTGAGAGTGAGCCAGTGACAGAGAGCGTGGAGAGGGAGAATGCCTGGCGAGTGCAGATTACCGTACCCTGGCCGATTAGTGTGAATGGTTACTATCGTAGTGTGAATGGCAGATCGATCCTTTCGAAGCGGGGCAGGGAGTACAAGGAGTTTTCCAAGGAGCTCGAGCACCTGGCTGGATCCTTTTCGGAGGAAGATCGTCTGATGGTAAGCATCAGCCTCTTTCCTCCATCGCGGAGGTTGTTGGACATCGACAACTATGGGAAGTCAACGATCGACCTGTTGCAGGCCTCTGGAATCATTCCGAACGATAACCAGATTGATCGGCTGCACATCCACCGCAAGGAGGTCATCAAGGGAGGCAAGGCAGTGATCCAGATCACTCGGATTGACTAAGGAATTGGAGCGTAACGGTTGAATGGCTTCTGCCGCTCACGCGAAGGCAGACCACGAAGTGTGGACGAGTAGGGCTCTGTAGCCAGGAGATCAAAGCAAAACGGAGTTGGAAGTCTTAAAATGCTATCGGCCTTCCGAGAATGAGAGCTCCTACGCTGCGCTCCACTGAAAAATAGGACCGGGCTTGTGGTGCTGGCCAGCACTATAGGAGAGGGGTCTCCTAGCAGCTTGACCGGTCCTACTCACAATCAGGGATATGAACCAAAGCAACGTCAGTGTTTTTCAGCAGATCTTTGACCGGTATGAGAATGACCCGGTTGGCTTCTGTACGGATATTCTCGGAGTAGAGCCCCAGGAGTGGCAGGCAGAGCTTCTGAGAGCAGTAGCAGATCCGGAGGTACGGCAGTGTTCAACGGTCTCGGGCCACGGTACTGGGAAGAGTTCAGCCGCAAGTTGGGCAATGATCTGGCATATGCTCACCAGGTATCCTCAGAAGACCTTGGTGACGGCTCCAACCAGTGGCCAGTTGTATGATGCCTTGTTTGCCGAATTCAAGACCTGGATCAAGAAACTGCCAGATCCTTTGCAACAGCAGTTGATCGTCAAGCAGGATCGAGTGGAGCTCGCAGGAGCTCCGAGCGAGAGCTTCTGTGCAGCAAAGTTAAGCCGACCAGAACAGCCAGAGGCCCTGGCTGGAGCGCATAGTGAGAATATTCTGTTGATTGCAGACGAGGCTTCCGGGGTTCCTGAGCAGGTTTTTGAGAGTGCATTAGGATCGACATCCGGATCCAATTCGACGTTCCTCCTCCTGGGTAACGGAGTCAGGAGCTCTGGCTTTTTCTACGACACTCATCACCGGCTCAAGCCGTACTGGAAGACCTTCCGAATCAGTTGCCTCGACTCTCCGCTGGTGAGTCCAGCATACGTCGAGGAGATGAGGCTCAAGTACGGAGGCGAGGAGAGTAACGCCTTCAGAGTGCGTGTACTGGGTCTCTTTCCAAAGAGTGATGACGATACCGTCATTGCAATGGAACACGTGGAGCTCGCCAGACATCGCAAGGTGTACCAACCCAGGGAGACCCCGATCATTATTGCTGCCGATATTGCCCGGTTTGGAGATGACTCAACCGTAGCGGTAGTCCGCCAGGGTCGTAGGGTCCTCGAGGTCCATTCCTGGAAGAAGCTCGACCTGATGCAGACCTCCGGAAGGCTGGTGGAGTTGTATCAGCGAGATTGGTATCTCCCGGTAGAGGAGGTCCTGATTGACTCGGTAGGCTTGGGATCCGGAGTGCTTGATAGATTGAGAGAGCTTGGGTTGCCAGCCAGGGGTGTGAATGTGGGAGAGGCTCCGAGTATGAGTGAGAAGTATGCGAACCTGAGAGCAGAGCTCTGGTTTGAGCTTGCAGACTGGTTCAAGGGAGAAGTGTCGATTCCAGACAACGAGGAGCTCGTCAGGGACCTGGTCGCAACCCGCTACAACTATCGCAGTAATGGCACACTAGCAATTGAGTCGAAGGCGGAAACCAAAAAACGATTAGGTCACAGTCCAGACTACGCTGATGCACTGATGATCTCGATGGCCAGCCGAGCGATTGACGCTCGGGGCCAGTATCGTAGGCACAAGGTACGTACCAAGAAAAGGATGGTCGCCAATGTCTGCTAGCTACACAACCTACTTTCTCGTCACCTGGACCTGGACCTGTATGCAGGCAGTAATCCCCTCGATGCTGCAACACGCACCGGAGCCGATCGCTAGCCAGTATGCGCTCCAGCAGTGCAGTTGTGTGATTGATAAGTTCCGAGACGTTGTCAGCGAGAAGCAGTTGCAGATGCTCACCGTGGAGCAACGTAAGGAGATGGGGGACTCATTCGCTCGACAGTGTACTGGCCTGGAGAAGGACATATGAGTATCACGTACCGAGGAGAGGTTTTCGCTGGGGTAAACAAGCCAAAGAGGACACCGAATCACCCGAAGAAAAGCCACGCTGTGCTAGCAAAGGAAGGCAACAAGGTCAAGCTGGTCCGATTCGGGCAGCAAGGGGTGTCTGGCGCAGGATCCAATCCAAAGTCGGATAAAGAGAAGAAACGAAAGCGTAGTTTTTACGCGAGACACTCCGCGCAAAACCCCAGTGGGTTGCGTAATAAATTCAGTAGTCTGTACTGGTCCGCTCGCACAAAATGGTGATCTGTGAAGAAACTTGATGTCTATCAAGGCTTATTAGATGAGCCTGCAGAACTAGAGGAACCCGACTTTCTGGAATCCATTGCTAGGACCATCTTCCGCAAGGGAGGAGGATTGCTGGGAGAACTGCTGAACCCAACAGAGACCGGACTGGATGAGGGATACCTCGATGATCAAGGGAGATTGGTGGTCACAGAACCTCTGGTTCGGGAGAGAAACTTCCGCAACTGGTTCGGAGATTCTTTGATTAAAGATAGAGAAGGAAACCCTATCGTTTTTTACCACGGGACACAAAGAGATTTTGACCGTTTTGATCCTGATGTTGGATCAACCTCTTTGGCAGATGACACCGTAGGCACTGGAGCAATGTTCTTCACTCAAGACAAAAAATTTGCTGATGAGTTTGCTGGTCGAATGCCTAACTATGTCAGAAATGAAGACGGTGAATTTGTTTTAGATGATGATGGCAAACGCATTGACGAGTATCGAGGGCAGACAATGCCTGTGTATCTAAATGTGGAAAATCCTATGGTTTACACAGGTGGGAGATACGATGCTGAAACGATGAAGGAAAGAATTGAAGAGGCAAAAGAGGAAGGATACGACGCATTGATTATGAAAGATTTTACGGATTATGGGAATCCTTACACAATGCCACGGTATCGACAAAACGAAATCATCATCTTTGATCCTCGCAAAGTAAAATCCATCCACAACCGTGGAACCTACAACCCAGATGATCCTGACTTGCTTGGGGCAAATACTTGGCCCCGTAGTCTTTTGTATTCCTAAGAAAATGGTGATTTATGGCAAAACCAAATCTCTTTGACAACATCCGAAAAAAACGAGCTCGTATTGCTGCAGGCAGTGGGGAGCGGATGAAGAAACCGGGCGAGGAGGGGAGACCTTCCAACCAGACCTTCCGAGTCGCAGATGCTGGGGCAAAGAAAAAGAAGTGACAGAATTACCAGCCCGAGCTCCAAGCTCGGTCTATTTTGCTAATCTCCAACGAGAGAAGACGATGTACGGAAAGAAGCACGGTGGAGCAATGGGGGCATACA